GTTTTTTAATCATGTTTCCTCCCATATAATCTTCATATGTTTTTATCACAATATTGTTACATATATAACAACTACAGTAATCGCATTTACGACCACAATGACAATCGTGTTTGCATTCAAAGCAAAACGTTTTCATTTTTTCTTTTCCTCAATTTCATAAAAGAAATTGTCGGTGTCTTCTGTTTTCCATTTACCAGTATCCTCTACATTCCACTCGTTAGTCTGTACTTTCCAGTCAGGAATGTTGTCCTTTACTGTGAAAGAAGGCAGATCCCAAATACATCTGTTGTTGGGTTGGGCTGCATAATTGCCGTCATCTAAGGCTATTATGTGAGCACACTTGTGTTCGTGTGGTATTTCTGAATGATCAGAATCTATTATATTACCCTCTGGGTGAGCCCAGTCAACAGTAAATAAATAGGACCCATGGTGCCATTTTTTATCTTTACCAATATATTTGCCTGATGCTGCGCTTAAAATATTCCAAGTAGTAACAGCAGGATAATAACTAAAAGAATTCCAAAGTTCCAATTCATCAAGTCTTTTATGTGGAACATTTTTGGGTTCATAACCACGTTGAATAAAAGCCGTAATTGGGAGACGATAAAAGACTGCACCGTTTTCCATAATGGCGTGCCATAGAATAGCACGGCCGCCCATGCTTGTGAGGCCAAAGATAATACAGTCTTCAACTTCTCCTTTATGTTTTTTGAGATCATATAAATACTCCCTTCTTATTTGGGCGTATTGTACAGGAATATTAGCATTTAGGTAAGACATATTTTAATTTTTTTAGAAGATCATACCACAATTCTTTATATTTTGGATCTTTGGTTTTGTTCCACATTATCGCGGCTTCATCAAGGTCTTTCAATATTTTCACTTTATTGCTCCTACTAAAACTTGTTTTTGTTTGTAAGAGGGCAATGCATAATGCAATATTTTACCATCAAAAACAATTACTTTTCCTTTTTCAGGTGTAATTTTTTTGTTAATTGGTTCTTTTAAAACCGTGTCTCCATCTGCATTATTTAAATACAATATAAAACTATACTCATCAGGTTGGTGCAAATGTTCTTCTTGATGTCCGCCTTCTTGATATTTTATATAATGAATATGAAATATTTTTTTGTATAACTCATCTTTTAAAACTATTTTTTTAAGAATATCATTTGAAAATTTATCTATTATATTGATAGTTTGAAAACCTTTTTTAGTAAAACAGGTAGGAGAAATGTGTTCTTCTTTACATAAAGAAACAATTTCCATGATTTTATCTATTGTATCTTCATCTATTTTATGTTCGTAAAACATTTTATTTAATAGACCCCCAATTTGGTCCAGATTCATAATCAACTTTATTAGGAATTTTTAATTCAACTGCATGTTCCATTATATCTTTTATTTTTGCAGCTTCTAAATCACTTATTACAGATATATCAAGTTCATCGTGTATTTGTATATGCGGTGTGATACCTTCTTTGTATAATTCTAACATAGCTTTTTTAGTCATGTCTGCAGCTGATCCTTGAATTAATTTATTTAAAGCTTTGTATGTAAAGGCTCTTCGATGACCGTTCTCATGCCAATAATTTTTTTGTTTGTTGCCATCTTTATCTAAAAGAAATTCTCCTTCTTCATCTTTCATATGTGGACCCATAGCTTGTAGTTCTAACATTCTTTCATGATCTTGCGCTGGCACAAATCTACCCCAATCATTACCTTTTAATATGGGTTCGTACTTTGGAAATCTACATTTTCTATTTAAAATAGTTTTTATTCTACCCTGACTTTGAGCTGCTCTCATTAATTCATTTGTTAATTGTTTTACGAAAGGTACCTTTGCGTGATAACTATCAAATAAATTTTTAGCTTTAACTGAACTTACACCTAACTCTGCTTCTAACTTTGCTTTACCCATACCATAAAATAATCCAAGGTTAATTACCTTAGCTTGACTTCTTGGTATCTTTGCCATGTCTGCTACGACCTGGTGAAAGTCTGCTTTAGGATCTGAATCATATGCATCTGCAATTTTATTTACAGAAGCTAGACCAAATCTTAATGCATACTCTGTAACTAATCTTGGTTCCTGTTGCGAGTAGTCAAACGTACCCCACTTACAACCTTCTTCAGGTAAAAATAAACTTCTAATCAATGGCCCTGTCTCTGGATCTTTTGCAGGTATCTGTTGTAGGTTTGGATTAGAATATGAAAACCTACCAGTTACAGTTCCGCCATCATCAGAACGTATTTGATTTATCTCTGCATGTATTCTACCATTGTGTTGATGTCTTAAAATCGTATCTATAAAAGTTGTATTGACCTTGTTTATTCTTCTAGCTTCTGCTATCTTTTGAATTATAGGATGTTCATGATTCGAAAGGAAATTTTTTGTAAATGAAGGTGCACCAGTCTTTGCTGTTTTTTCAAAAGGTAATTTTAAATGTTCGAAAACTTTTTGTATACTTCGCGCAGCCCATATTTGAGTTTCTATTCCTGTTTCTATTTTTACTTGGTGGATTAATCTTTCTTCTTTTGTCGTTAGCTCTCGCTTTAGTGTATGAGCTCTTTGAGCGTCAACTCTTACGCCAAGAAATCTCATGTCAACCAGACAAGGGAAAAGATCAGTCTCTAAATTAAATATATCTTGACAGTCATCTTCGTATAATAATTTTTTAACGTGTTGCCAAAGTTTAAAAGTTAACTCTGCATCTTTTTCAGCGTAAGCTCCTACTTCACTTGCAGGTAACTTCCACATTTCTGCTTTTGGATCTAATCCTCTAGACTTAGCAGCTTCAGTTAAAGCTTTTTCATTTTTACCTTCGTTAAGATAATACCAGGACAAAGCATTTAGTGTGTATGCAAATCTATTTTCATCTAAAACAGAACATGCAATCATTGTATCTACGATTAAACCATTGATTTTTATACCTAAATTACGTATCCAACATACGTCATACATAGCGTTATGAAATATTTTTGTGGCTGGACATCCACAAATATCTTTAAACCATTCTAAAGTTTTTGCTCTGTTTGTATTTGGTCCTTCACCATGAGCAATTGGAAAATACCATTTGTCATTGAACGTAGCTACAGCGATACCTACAACTTCACCATTACCTGTAACAGCACCTGATCCTTTTGATTTTAAATCAGGATCTCTTGTCTCTAAGTCAATTGCAATCTCATCGTAATCTCTTAGATCAGGATATTCTGTGGACTGCACCCATTCGGTTTGTGTTAGATATTTAGGTATCTTCATTTTTTATCTTTTAATTTTTTTATTTCTAAATCACAATAGTGTTTAATTTTTTCTAAATCCTCTATTCCATTTTTGTGTAAATATCTACAAACATATTTTACAACGTTGCCCTGAAAAAATGATAAATCATTTTTTGAAATAAATTCATAAGGCTGAATGTGAAAGTCTTTATAATGAGATCCTCCAATCTGTTTGTCTTGAGGAAAAGCTTCGTCAAGCATTTTTTTATTTGTCATAATTGATACTCCTTTATTTTCTTTTTTGCTTTCAGTTTATATAGATTATTTCTAGCTCTAGTTGTGCCCACGTACCACACTCTATGCTCTTCATCTTGTTTGTCAACACTTAGACGTATACTTTTTTGTACTTTAGCACCTTGGTGTAAAGATAAAATTACATTGTCTTCTTCACCACCTTTTGCAGCATGAATCGTAGACAGCCATACTCTTGCTTTTTCAGAAAGTTTTTCACCTCCAGAAATTATATTTCGAATATAAAGTATTTCTTTTTGATCAGCTACGAAGATTTCGTGCCAACTTTTTTCAGGATCCCAATTGCCACTGGGAATATATTCTACAACATCATTTATTTCTTTTTCTTCTAACGTTCCTTCTCTTACCCATTTTGTATATGCCATTGCAGCGTTGTATATACCAACGTTAAAACTTTTACCTTTGTTACTTTGATAATAAATATTTTTATTTTTTAATTCTTTCATAATATCTAACAGATTACTTTTAGTTCTTGTAAGCACTAACCATTTGCCTTGAGACAGATCAACTTGTCCTAAATTATTTATATGACACGCAAGACCTTCTTGCGCCCGTGGCAGATATTCTTTATGTTTCCTGATGCCTGCTATCTTACTCACAGCTATTTGTGACTGTTCTTGCACTGCTCTTGATACTCTTCTAGAATATCTTAATACTCTTTCATCAGCAGGTTCTTTAATAAATCTATTAACATCAGCGCCAGCCCAAGCAAATATAGCTTGATCATCATCACCGGCTAAGTACATATCCTCACAATTCTCTCTTAATTTATCATACAATTGCCATTGTAATGGTGATAAGTCTTGTGCTTCATCTATAAAGATAGCTTTAAACTTTGGAAACTTATCTGACTTAACTGCTTGTTTTATTAGATCATTAAAATCTAATAAATGCATTTTCTTTTTGTATTCTTGTAGATTTATATAAATGTGATTTAAAGTATTCCAATCTATATCTTTTCTATCGTGTTCGTTAAGGTCAAACTCTTCACGTATATCTATGTCTTTGTTAATAGCTTTACCTATCATTTGAAAGTATGGATTATTACATGTTAAGAAATGTGTTTGTTCTTCATTGTACTTATCATTAAAACTTACTCTTACATTTAACATCTTACCTAATGCTTCGTAATGATGTGGTTGAATTATATCTTCTTCATTTTTGTTTAACATATGAAAACAAAATGCATGTAAAGTTTGAAAGTATGGAAGTTCTTTTTCATTTACATCAATTCTTTCTTTTGCTTCGCCTGCTGCTTTTTTTGTAAAAGCAAAGTAACCTATCTTATGATAAGGCGTACCTGTCCTTACATATGCTTTTACTCTTCTAAGCAATCTAAATGTTTTACCTGTACCAGGTGGTCCGTATATTTTAATTGGCTTTTTCATCGGTTCTTTTAAAAGTATCTAATAAAGTTCCCGTGAATCCAAAGTTACCATGATGTGTTGTTTCACCATCAACCACAGCATAAAATTTAAAACCTGCTTGCGTTGCAAGATTAGAAAAATGTGTATCTTCTCCCCACCAATAACCAGATTTTTTATCAAAGACAGTATCCCAAAAATTATAAAAGTATGAGTTTGCTTTCTCAGATATAATTTCTTTTTGTTTTATTTTTAAACCAGGATGATCTTTCATTAATTTTTCATAAACTTTTTTACTTATTAAAGTTAATCCAGCAGGTCCTATTGTTATCTCTGTCAAACCTTTATCATCTATTCTAATATCTGTTGGGTCTTTAAAAGCCACAGAATATTTAATTGTATTGTCTTCAGTTTTTTTTCTGTATGGTGTACATATAAAATTTTTTCCAGACAAAATCATTCTACCTACAACCTTAGGATCAAATTCTACATCAGAGTCTATAAACAATTGGTAATCATAACCTGATTCTAAAAACATTGCAGTTAAAACATTTCTTCCATAACCTACATATGGACATTTAAAAGTTCCTATCTCTACTTTTATTTTGGCTTGTGTAAATTTATCAAAAAGTTTTATTAATGATAAACATGTCGCTACGTGCATTGTATCGTATGTAGGCATACATATAAATACACTTGGTACTTTTTTCGTCATACTATATTCTCCTTATCTTCTATTTTTATTTTTTCATCTGGTATATTATCTTTCATCAAATCATCAGCAGGTATTTTTAAACATCTAACTGCAGGAAATGATTTTTCATTTTCTCCTTTTGGAAATCTTTTTTGAAAACCAAACTCTCCTTTAAAATGTGTTTTAATTAAAGTTCCTGTTCTTGGTCTATCTTTTGTCCATTCATTTCTTTTTATCTCTTCATAAAATTTATCATAATCAAAGTAATAATATTCATCATCCTTTAATACAGCTCCACTTTTAAACGATGCATATGTTTTTGCCTCTGGTCCATTTACATAATCTTCTAAATATTTCTTCAACATTTCTATTGGATTAGTACCAGCAGGAGGTTTAATGTCCTCTTTAGTGGACCATAGAGCGTCCAGGATGGGCTGATATTCATTATTCTTAATGATGGGAGGGAATATTGAAGTTTGGTCTGCTATGAGCGCTCTCATCTCTTTCATCTCTGCTATTTTTTTTATGTGTTTTGCATGTATTTGAACTACTTTACTGTCAGATAACTCCACGTTAAAAAAATATTCTGGATCAGGTTTGTAATCTATTTTAATTAAACCTGATATCTGAGGCCAACTACTTTCTTTATGACTGCCAATGCCAAACTTTCTTCTAAGACAAGTTCCTTTCGCACAATAAGCAGAGATAGGTAAGTCATGACATGTATGACCTGCTGTATCTTTGTCCCAACTTTTTATTTTCTCATGTACTTTAGCATCACCCCAAGTGTCATCGTATTCTATAAAATCTCTTGCAGCTTGTAATAATTTTTTCTTCCAATCATCTTTGTGTTTCTTTTTAGTAAACACCATGTAGTTAAATAAAAATCTATCTCTTTCATCTTTTAATTTGTTCCCTGATTCCTGAACCTGTTTGCATATCATTTGTAAACATGGAGGACCGTCTAGTAAATCTTCTGGTCCACCTGTTAATATTTCTTTTACTTTTTTATTAGATACTTCTTGTAATGATTCTTTTGTTTGTAAATTATCTTTTACTACGTTTAAAAAATCTTCTAACTCTAATTCTTTTCCGTCAGGTAGTAATGCTTTACGCTCTGTTTTTTTAAAATAAGGTAGATTAATAAATGATCCAGATGTTCTAACATTATCTTGGTTCATACCTAACTGTGTTTGTTTAGGAAATATTTCTGTCTTTGATGACAGTCCAAATAAAAATAATAAATTTTGTAAAAACTCTCTTATTAAAGTTGCAGGTACTTTTTCTTT